AGAGGCGGTGTCGTTGTAGACTACGTTGTCCGCCGTAACCCCGATGTCCACCTTTGGGTAGCTTCCTATGCTTACGTCTAAGGCGTAGTTGTTTATATAGCAGTTTTGGAAGGTAATGAGCCCCATGCCCGTAGACTCTTGGTGGCCCAAGTCATCATACTGCTGCGCTGCAATTATACCAGGAATTTCAGAAGGGTCTGCTGCGGGGTCTTTTAGGTCGCTGCCATCTTTTTTGACAGCTAGATAGATATTTTGCTGCTTGTTTCCAGTAACGAAATCATAAGTAAACTCTTTGTACGGGTTCGTAGATGAGCCGCTCGTAAGGACGTTGAAGCCCATTTTCTTTTCGTTGTTGAGCCCCTCTAGATAATAGGTAAAATTGAAAGAAACGTCGGGCGGTGAAGTAACCACGCTTTCGTCATAGCTAGATTTTCCTAGTAGCCCAACGTCAGTTCTCGAGACCTGCAAGTCGTAATTCACGTTTTGCACACGGTGAATCCGCTTGATGATTTCGTAACCCGGAACAGCTGGAAAATTCGTTTCCCCGCTCGCTAGCCCAAAGAATAAATCTTGGACGTTGTAGATTGTCCTGTTTCTTGCCATACATAACCCTTACGCCTTACTTACGTACAAAATGCTCGCTAGGTATTCATTAGTCTGATGCTCTACGGCGATATCTTGTATCTGTTTAATCCTGCTCGGATTCTTATCGGTGGGTCTTTTAATATAGGTTTCGATTGCGCCCTCCCAACAGTCTGGGTTTTCGTTAGCAATAATCAACTCTGAAATTTGAGAAGAAACTTCTTTTTGAGCTTTTGTTAACCGAGATTTTTTGTGGTATTTTTTTAGCGCCGCCTCCACCTTAGCAAAAAGACCGTCCGCTAACCTTACGTTGTCTACGACCTTACTTAAACTAAAGTTGGCCTTTGACTGCTCTCCCTGACCCGCTGGAGATTTGTTCGTTTGGTCTTGGGATGTCCCTTCTGGTCTTCCAGCTTCTTCCGAAGCGTTTTTGCCCCCTATCAAGGGGTCGTACAACCCACCGTCTTTGAGGTCTAAAAATTCTTTTTGAGATTTTACGGAGTTCTCCTTGTCGGGCAACCTGCCCGTTTCTAGCGCTTCGATTCCCTCCTCGGCAGTTAGGATGCCCAGTTCGATAAGTCTATTGTATATCTTAAGCATGTTCGAATCGTCCTTTAGGGATATTCGATCAAAGTACGGAGTGGGGAAAGTTTTCATTCCAATTGATTTTGCAATTTTTTTAATTTCGGGAATGAGGAACTCGTTTAGGAATGCGTGTCTACCCTGAGTGAGCCTCGCGATAAACAAATCAACTTTTGCGTTTTGGTTTGCGAAGGTGCTTTCTCCAACTAAAATGTTGTTGAGCCCCATCATGATGTCTCTATCTACGACTTCGTATTTTTTGGGGTCTAAAAGGTCTGCCACCTGCGGGAGAACAAACTCCGCCTTGGTTGTGTAGTCTGCTATCAAAACTCTACCGACAGATTCGTTGGCGAATAAAGCTTGCATGGCTTGGATATTTTTTTGGTTAATTCCATGCTTCTCGGGCTCGTTGCCCATGGTTACTAAAAGTATAGCCTGCTGCATGGTTCGACTTATGGCCATGTCCATTTTTTTGAGCTCGGCTTTCCAATTGATGTCTTCCAAGACTGGGAAGCCTAGCGGAACCGCAAATGGTTCGTAGTCTTGTTTTTTGTAGAAAACGGCAGATATCTTGTCTTTGTCCAGCTCTACGAGTACCGCAGTCGATCTTGACTGCTGCTTAATTGCTTTTTGTGTATCCGCGTCGAGGCTTCGGAAAAGCTCTCTGTCTTCTTCTGTTTGCGGGTTCCTGAGTCTTGCTAGTTCATAATCGGACAACATTTTATAGTAACTTCCCGCGTGGAAAGCGGCAGAGCCAGCAAGCTGTATGTCAGCTGGGTTTAAGACTATATATTTGACTGGAAGCTCAAGGCTTTTGGGCGGGTTGTCGGCAGCGTAAACTTGAGTAATTTTTCTTACGTCTTCTTTTTTGAGTTTGCCATCGAACCTAAACATGAACACATTACCAGAGCGGTAATACTCTCTAAAGAATTTGTCCTGAATCTGCCACAAGTTAATCTTTCTAAAAAACGCCTCGAAGAAGTCTCTGGACTTTTTGTTTCCACCCTTAAAGTATATGTCGCTGACAGAGAACTCCGTCATCAAATCAATAACATTCCTGAAGGCAGAAAAATTATAATAAGCCTTTTGACACAAGATGACCGTGTCTCTTACGTCGAGGTTGGACTTGTTGTTTACGCCAGTGGAATACCTGTAGGGGATAATCCCTTCGTCGATGTTTTTAAACCTATCGGTTCTCGGGATACCGCTGGCCGCGTTTCTTCTAGTGCGGGTCGCTGGGTGGGACGAAGCTGTAGAAACCATAAGCGGAACCGAGTCGTCCTCTTTCTTTTTCCGAGGAGCTCTTTTCGCTGGTTTCTTCGCCGTAGCCCTTTTTCCTTTAGATTCGCCTTTCATACAAGTCAGATTAATTTACACCATTAATTTATCATTAATGGAGTAAAAGTGCTACTGAATTCGCTCTCTCCTATGTCCATCAGGTCATAGTAGCTCTTCACCCCCCAGTTTCCCAACATTAAGGCTGTATAGTTGTCTTTTCTCGCTCTGTTTGCTCCTGTGTCCCGCTTCAGGTGTTGAGGGAGGTCAAACGTCTGCACTCCCTTTGCTGTGGCTTTCACTTCTACAAGAGCGCACTGCCTTTTCACTTGATAAATCAGGTTGTCCTGTTCTTCTATGAGGTCTAGGATTGTTTCTCCCTTCTTAAATTTTAGACTAATCCCCTGAGCGGAGACCCTCTGAAAGGCTTCGCTGTTAGGGGAAATCCTAGACGCAAACCAGAGCTTCTTATGGTCTATGCAAGCCTGTAGGAACTCGTTAGCGTTTCGAATGAAATTAGTGGTAAAATTTTGCTTGAAGCATATTACTCCATTTTGCCTATTGTATTGCCTTCGCGATTTCCTGATCATCTTCTCATAATCAGCTCCTTCCGCGTCGCTGTTAAAGTCGAAAAATTTAATTTGTTTTTTCTTGAAAAACTCGTTTTCGTTGCATGCGTCTATAAACTGGTAGCCAGCGTTATCTATGACAATCATCTCAGGGTGAAACGCCTCTGTAAGATAATCTAAATAAACTATGTGATCCTTCAGGTCTCCCCCCGCAACCGCGTAGTTATGGACCAAGACAGCGGTTCGGTCCTCTTCGTTCAGCTCCATGACAGCAATAGCAAAATAGTCTGAGCTGGGGCTGTTAGAAAAAGAGGGGTCTATGCCAAATATATACTTTTTGCCGTCGCCGCCCAAGAGTCCGACTACGGGCTCTTCTCCGTCTGGTGCCGTACATTCGTGCATTTTTTTAGCGCTGAAATAAGAGTCTGAACCATCGGTAAATAGAGCACAATACTCTCTTTGGAATGACGCGAACGAAGTGCCGCCTTCTTTGGCTTCCTCGATTACTATGGGGTCGATCATTTCTTCGGGCAAAGATTGATATCCCATTTGAGATATGAAATACGAGGCGTTCCTACGCTCTGGGCTGTAAATGTTTTGCATCCACTCCTTGTAGGTTCTGTAAAGATTTTCGAAGGTATAGCTAGCCGAAGATAGAGCTATCATCTTTGAGTTGTTTTCGAATTTCGTTTTATCCTCTTCTTTCATCATGCCCTCTTCGATGAGCTTGTCTTCTATCTCTCGAATCTCTAGGCGCTCTTTAATATCTTGAGGAGCAACCAGAAAGGGCATCAGCACCGTGTTGACGATGTCCTCAGGCAACAGAAGGAACTCATCAAGCACGAGCACGTTAGCTCGGAAACCACGAATCTTCTCTCCGTTTAGGGGGATGGCTGTGATTGATCCGCCGTTTATCTGCCATTCGAATTGGTCGTTTCTTTTAATTTTAGCGCCGAAACATTGAGCCAGTAAGCTCGCGCCCTTGGAGTCAACTATTTTTTCTAGGTTATTGAAAATAAATCGAGCCGTCCTAAACGTGGGGCCAGCTATAAGAATCTTAGTACCAGGCTCGAAGATACACTGTAAGAAACAAAATACCGAAGCTATAAAGGTTTTGCCGCAGCCTCGACCCCAGACGCACATAGAGAAGTTGCGATTCATCATACCCTTGAGGGTTATCTCTTGATATGGTGCCAGCTTTATGCCTGAGATGAGCTCTGTGGTAAACCCCAAGTTACCCCTTAAGAATTTAGCCAAGGAAATTTTGGCCTCTTTGTTTTTCAGTTCTCCCTGTAGCTGCTTAAGCTCGTCGTTTAAGTTCGGGAAATCTTTTTTGTATTTTTCGGGACAGTACCACATTTTAGGACTTTAGTATCATATGCAAGTTGTAGGTCTATTTTCTTAAAGACGCACCCTGAGGTAAAAATCTTCGCCACCGCGTCAGCAGCCTCTACCCTCCCCTTAACAAATAGAAACTGTATAAAGGGGTAATCCTGAATCAGCTGTCTTACGTTGTGGAAAACATACTCTGGGGTGACTCTCGTTCCCTTCTTGAATACGTGAGGCAAGAAGTTGAAGCTCATGCAGTTCGTTAGGGTTTCCTCAACTAAAACCACCAAGTAGGCATCGGCATCTCGGGCTCTTTCTATTTCTCTACGAAACCTGTCGTAGCCCCCACTTAGTGTGCCTATGAAATCGCCAACAGACTTGCGCTCAATATAGCATTTACACGAAGCCCTTTCGTCGCTAAAAGCGTAGTCGCCAAACTTTAGTGTGCGGACCTCCGTGGGAACGTCCCCAAATTTTAGGGGCATTTTCTCTCTCGTGTCTATGTAAATTTTATAGTTCGGGTCTTTGTATATTGATCCGTATGAGATGTTATCGCAGTTGGAGAACCTAGCCTCAAACCCAAGCTCTTCGCACAATTTGTAATAGTCACCGAACAGCTCGTTGAGGTAGTGAACTGGGGGCGCAAGAACCGTTCTCATTTCTACTTGGGTGGGGGCGTAAATTAGATTTTTTTTCTTCTTCCGTTGTAGGAGTACGCTCTTGCAATATTCTTTAGCCTCCGTGGTGGTAACAGACTTTAGCCAGTTTTTTAGGTTAGTTCGGGTATTGAAATCGTTACTGAAATATTGATTCTTGTTTTTAAACTTAATGATTTCTTTATTATACTTGTCGTAGCGCGGGAACTGAGATTGGTAGTATTCGGCTACTCTCATGTCGTGAGCTTTTATGTGGGCGTGAAGCTGCCTGTCGCCAACAAATTCTTTTTGGCACACGTTACAGTTAACCATTTGAAACCTCGTCTTGGCTTATTCCCATAATGCGAGCCTTTAATTCATCCATACCCGCTAAGTTGTCCATTTCTTTTCTTACGACTTTCTTCCTTAGTTCTGCAAGCTTGATCAGCTTAAGTCTGGATTCTTCGTCTTTCCATAGTTGGACTAGGTTGATGATGCTGGCGTTGTCCTTGATTTCCTTTCTAAGCTTGTCGCTCCTCTTCTCCTTAAGATGCTCTAGGAGCTTCTGCTGTCTCGTTACGCATTGGTTGTATTCTGTTTGAGCGGAGCTGATGGCTTGTACCAGCCCCATAGCAATACGCCTGCCTTCTGTATCGTCGGCTGCGGTATCCAGAAACGCCTGCAACCTCTCAGACCTCGCTTGAATCATAAACCCGATAACTACTTCGGTCGAAAGAACTATATATTGATCCACTTCCTCAGCGGTTAGGTCTGGCTTGTCGTTTGTGTACCTCACAAAGCTTGACTCGAACAGCTCTCTGTGGTTGGTGGCTTCATACGTGTTTGCTTGTTGGATGAATCTAAAGGTGTTAAGGTATCCCAGCAGGGCGTTGATGTTGTTCTTCTGCTTGGAGTTGATTTTCGATTTGTCTATTTTTTCGAAAATATACCGATTGACTTTTTTGAGGGCTTTATCAAACGTGTTTGGCGGCGTATACAGGCTCGTAGCGGTTTCCTCTTGGTGGAATATCTGGGGATTAATTTGCTCTATGTGTTCTTGTACGGCTTTTGTTTCGGCGTTCAGATTGGACAAGCTTAAGTCGTTGAAGAGGGTCCGAGCTATATGAACCGCGCTCATAAGTGACGCGTTGTTTTCTATGAATTCCTTGTTCTCGTTTGTCAGGTCTATCTTTATTGGCTTGTATACGTGTGCGCCGTCGGCCCTTATATCGAGAGTGGATAAATACTGCTTAAGTTCCCTAGCTTCCTTAGTCCTGCCGTCTAGTCCCTCTTGGTCTGGGTACGCGGCGCGGATAAGCTCCATTAAAGAGGGTGGGTCCTCTTCTCTTTCCTCTCTACCCCTCCAAAGCTCTAGGGCCCTTAGGTGGCGATCATTTTGAGATAATTCCGACATCCCTATATTATATCAAGGTCTCCCCTATCAAGCAACTTTTTTACCTTAATGATGATGGCTTTTTTGACGTTTTTTATTTGTTTGTACCCAGGTTGTCGGTTTTTTTCGGTAGTTCTGTACCCCATCTTTTTCGCTACCTCTTTTTCTGTAAGATGATCTATATACAGAAGCTTATATATTTGCCATTCGTTGACTTTTAGTATTTCTTTCATTTTGCCGTGGAGTTTCTTTGCGGCGTGCTCCACGTCAAAAAAGTCTGAGGGGATTGAGTGCACCTCTTTAGTGTGGTTTTCTAAGGCGAGGGGTAGTTTGGCGTCATGAGCCCTCTTCTTCGTCTTCTCCCAGTGGGCGTAAAGAGGACAAGTGCTGCATTGAGTTTCGTAAATGATACAGTGATCTGAGCCCTCTGCTGCGGCGCACTTAAGACAGGGGCGAGTAAAGTTCCCATAGTTATTTCTAATGAGATTCTTTATTTGGTTAGAGATAATTCTGTTAACCCACGGCCCCAAGGGCTTTGCTGGGTCATACATGTCCCATTTTTTGTGGATATGAATTCTTAGAATTTGGGAGACGTCATCAAAGTCCATCCAAGCCAAAGCGGTCAAGTTCCACTTGTTCTTACGCTTTCTTATCTCTAAGTTTATCGCTGCAAAACAAGACTCAAAATCTGGTCTTTTTTCTCTTGGCATGACTTGGGGGACGCGAGCACGATTAAGCCTTAGGCTTCAAGGCTCCCGCCTCTCGCTTGAACTGTTTCATGAAGTCGTCCGTGGATATGTCGCCCACTCCGTCTGGTGGTATAGGCCGATCGTCGTCTATCCCGTCTGGGTTTGAGGTTCCCACTACGTCTTCTATCCTAACCCCCTTTCGAGGGGTGGTGTCGATTTCCACCTCTAGGCGGGTTATATTTGGGACTTGCGCTGCGTCTGTTGTTTCTGGGTCGTCGTCATCTAGCCTCGAAAGAGCGGTCTTGCGCGGCTTTCCTTTGGTTTTACCTAGGGGAGTTCCGCAGCCCTGACAAAAACTAGGCCTGCTTGACCCATAGCTATTAGGTTTACCGCAGTCTTGACAATAAATGACCATATCTATTATACAATAGGAACCCGCAAGTTCCATTTTAAAGTGTAATCTTCATTACACATGAAAAAGCCTTTCGTATTCAGAACCCACAATAAAGCAAGATACGAGCTTTTTCTTAAAAAACCGCCGAAGCGTTATCAGGCTGAAGGTATATGCTATGACCCTATCGAAGATAACCCAAAAATCCTAGTTAACCCGAATCAGACGGAAAAGCGAGTTATGAACACGATCATTCACGAGATCGCTCATGCTTTTTTCTGGGACGCTTCCGAAGGAAACGTCGCGAAATTCGCAAATACAGTAGCTAGGCTGCTCTATAAAGAGGGGTGGAAAAAAGAAGATAAAATCGCCCATGCAGCTAAAAGTAAAAAAGGCAGAAAGAGCCGTGGTAGAAAGAAAAAGTAAGCGTCAAATCATAGCTACGAACAGCCTGCAAACTGTTCGTAACATTGTTTACTCAAATGTAATTATCCATAAATAAGCATATTTACACGCCTGACCTTAATTCTCCAAATTTCTTAACGAGAAATTTAACCAATTCAGACCGCATGATGTCCTCTTCGGAAAATTCAAAATTATAGACACCCATTTGCGCAGATTCCTCATCAGAGAAAAGCTGGCGCATGCTGTCAAACCCCCCACATGAATGAGGGTTACGAAGGTCCGTCTGCAAGGGGTCTGCTAGAACGAAGCAGCGGCTTCCTTCGCCTAGTCTAGTAAGGACAGTAATGATTTCCTTTAGGGTCGAATTCTGCGCTTCGTCAAGGATGACGCATTTTCCTTTCCAGTTCATGCCGCGAGCAAAGTTTACGGGAAACATGCTGATCCTATGCTGCTCTTCGAGCTTCTCGACCTTCGTGTCTATAAGCAATTCATCTAGCTTGTCGAGAAATGGCATGTTATAAAAACGTAATTTATCTTCTGCGCTTCCCGGTAAGAAGCCTAGCTTAGCCTCGGAAGATTCGACGGCAGACCTTAAGTACATTATATCTGAAATTGTCTTCATATTAAGCATCTGCAAACCGCAATAAACAGAGAGTAACGTTTTGGATGTGCCAGCTGGACCATTTACAAAAATTATCTTCGTGTCGGGATGCAGGGCAATCCTAAAAAATTCCTTTTGCTTTTCAGTCCAAGGAAACTGGTTTAGTTTAATTTTTCTTTTTATGGGGTTTTCAACGATGAACATATCTTCCATTTCATTGATTTCTTCAGCGAGCTTTCTGTCGCCTCTGATTTTGACTTTCTTTGTAGGGGGCGTATTACCTTTAGCCATATTGAATGAGTTTCCTTTAATAGGGTTACACTAATTCTGGGCCGTTGAGTCTTTCGCGAAGCGCCGACGCGTGGTGGTACATGACTTCCCCGCCCCAAGTGCCCGTGTAATTAACCTAAATGAAAACCACACTCAAGAAACGCATCGCAAAAACCACAGCTTGGGCGATAGCAGTCGTTTTTTTGCTCCTTAATTCTGGTTGCGGAATATTCAACATAGATTCCTTCAATAAGGAAAACGGCGTATACGTAAAACATTACGACTCATGTGGCCCTGACTCTATCCAAGACGCCCTTCGCTCACTGGAAAAAAAATATATCTCCACGAAAAGTATCAGCACCGAAATTCAAAAAA